AGCATTGTGTTCAAGCCAGGTTCAGTAGTTCGAACAATATCCCCGCAAAAAACAGTTATGGCTGCGGCAACAATCGATGAGACTGTTGAGACCCAAGCAGGCGTTTATGACCTGTCTAGGTTCTTAAGCACTCTTGCGTTGTTTGATAATCCAGAAGTAGTATTTGGTCAAGACAGGTTCTCCATCGAAGGTGGTAGAAGCAAGTTGCGATACACATACACATCAGAATCATTAATGGTTACTCCACCCGAGAAGGACATCGTAGTTCCTGATCCAGAAGTATCCGTTAATATTAAGTGGCAAGATATTGAGAACGTACTGCGAGCCGCAGGTGTTCTACAATTGCCTGAAATCGCTTTCATTGGTGACGGTACTAGCGTTACAATGTCAGCAGTAGACAGCAAAACATCAACGGCAGATAATTACAATACCGTTGTTGCTGAAGATATCAGTACTGATCCATTTAATATGATCATTAAGACTGATAACTTGAAACTGGTACCAGCTGATTATGAAGTTACATTATCTTCTAAAGGTATGGCTCATTTCAAATCAAGTCGAGTCCAGTATTGGGTTGCAATCGAAACTCGTTAAATAAACTAAGTTATAGGAGAATAACATGACAGAAGAAAACCAAGCCCCCGAAGCCCAAGAGCAACAAGCTCCTGGTCTCTCACTGAATGACATTTCAGCCGCAGTTCAAATTATTGACGTTGCGACTGCACGTGGTGCCATTCGTGGTGAAGAGTTGTTGCCTGTTGGTACAGTGCGTCAACGTTTCATGGCATTTTTGGAACACGCTAAATCAGAAGGGCAAGAAGTAAATATGCCTGGTGAAGCACCTGTTCCACCTGCTAATGCAGATGCAGTCCCGTCTAGTGAAGAAGTTCCCGCTTCCTAACTAGACACCCGAAGGGGAGATGTTACTTGACATCTCCTCTTCATCCCTTTATACTACACAGTGTAAAGTTTATTATATTATGGAGATTGATGATGCAAGATGATTTTTTATGGGTTGAGAAATATCGACCACAGACCGTTTCTGATGCCATCTTACCTGATGAGTTAAAGAAGACTTTTCAACAGTTCGTTGATCAAAACAATGTTCCTAATCTATTACTAACTGGTCGTGCAGGTGTCGGTAAGACTACTGTAGCTAAGGCTATGTTGAAAGAGATTGGTGCAGATTATATTACCATTAACGGTTCGATGAATGGTAACATCGATACACTCAGAGTTGACATTTCTAACTTTGCTTCTAGTGTCTCTTTTACTGGTGGACGAAAGTACGTCATACTAGATGAAGCAGATTACCTGAATGCAAATTCTACACAGCCCGCACTCCGTAATTTTATGGAAGAGTTCTCAAAGAACTGTGGCTTTATTCTTACGTGTAATTTTAAGAACAGAATTATTGAGCCACTTCACTCTCGTTGTAGTGTAGTTGAGTTCAACATAACTAACAAAGATAAGCCTCAGATTGCCGCACAGTTTTTCAAACGAGTCTGTGGTATTCTAGATGGCGAGGATATTAAATATGATAAGAAGTCTGTTGCTGAAGTTGTACAACTTCATTTTCCTGATTGGCGTAGAGTCCTTAACGAATTACAGCGGTATGCTTCTACTGGTCGTATTGATGCTGGCATCTTAGCAAGTACATCAAGCGACAACATATCTGGTCTAATCACTCTGATGAAAGAGAAGAACTTTACTGGCACTCGCAAGTGGGTTGCAGAGAATCAAGATATTGATTCGGCAGTTCTATATCGACAGTTGTACGATATTCTTCCATCAAAGATCGCCTCTACACAAAGCGTTGCAGACTCGATCATCATATTGGCTGAGTATCAGTACAAAGAAGCTTTCGTGGCTAATTCAGAAATCAATCGTGTTGCCGCACTTGCAACTCTAATGGCAGAAGTGGAATGGAAGTAATGCTTAATCTTGTTGGACAGTACGTATTTACAGCAGATGATATCGCTGAATCTCTGGTAGAATACTGTGACACTAGCTACAATATTACTATAGCTCCTGACACTAAGATGGGCTTCAAGCTAACGCATGATACTGGCATTCTCGAAAAGAAGTCTGATCCTATTCACCAAAAAAGTGGTTTCTATTCTATATGGAAAGATCATCACTGCTTGTATACCGGAAAGTCTGGTACAAGCATGGGCACTAGATTAGGTAGATTTGTGAAAGAAGTCCGCAGAATGTCTAGGTCAGATGAGAAGCATCCAGCCGCAACTAAGTATCGTTCTATGTGGGGCGAAGACTTTTCTAATATGACTATACGATTGTATCCTTTAGTTCAACAGACTTATCTTTCACATGATGATATTGAGAAGTCGTTGATACGTATGCTTAAGCCACTCTTGAACGTGAGAGGCAAGAAATGAATTTGTTTAGCAAGTTTAAAAATCAATCTTCCAGTCACCCGTGCTTAGTGTGCAATAAGAAGATTGGTAAAGATTATAGTGAAGTGCGTTATAAGTATCAAGGTGGCACTGGTACTGCTTACGTGTGTAAGATTTGTTCTGAAGAAATGGACCAATCTAATATTGATAAGGAAACAGAAGATGGCTTCTCCGTTTGATTATGTAACGTCTATCACACAGACGAAAAAGAATATGATGCGTGACAGTGAAAATGATGTTCTTGCAGAGAAAGGTTACGAGCCATGGCTTGTGAACAATGCGCTTTCTTATCATGCAGACACCATTCTTCACGCAAACTTAATGAATATGCACCACGATCTGGATAAACGACCCCAGTACGAGTGTCTTATAAATAGCATTAGACCTAAAAAGCGATGGGCAAAGTGGGTTAAGAATGCTGGAAATGAGGAACTAGATATTGTGTGTGCCTACTATGAGTGTAACCGAAGTGTTGGCGAAGAGTATCTGTCCTTGTTGTCTAGTGATCAACTAGAAATTATGAAAAAACAACAAGAAACAGGTGGTTTGAAAAAATGAACTTATTAGACAGATTAGTAGAGATTACTCTGCCTAACGAAGAAAGTTTTCTTAAAGTTAAAGAGACTCTAACTCGTATCGGCATAGCCTCAAAGAAAGAGCAGAAGTTGTTTCAATCGTGCCATATCTTGCACAAGCAAGGTAAGTACTACATTGTACACTTCAAAGAATTGTTTATGTTAGATGGTAAGATTAATGATTTCTCAGAAGAAGATAAGGCACGTAGAAATACGATTGTTACCTTGTTAGAAGAATGGGATCTTGTGAAGACTGTTGATGCTGAAAAGATCAAAGAGCCCACATCTCCATTATCACAAATTAAGATTCTACCTCACAAAGAAAAAGGTGAGTGGGAACTTATTGCTAAGTACAGCATAGGCAAAAAACGATAACACTTTAAGGATGATTATACTATGATTAGGGATACTGATATGCGACATGCCGTCGATTCATTAGATGCTGAGACCGATCTAAAAATATACAAAATTTTTCCAGAGGCACATCTGCCTGTATACGGTACAGAGTGGTCTGCCTGCTTTGATCTAAAGGCATCGATGCGAGATGGAGATACGATCACTATCATCACCACACGTAATGATAAGCGCAAAGTTAGCTACAATAAAGATTTTATAACAATCTACTCTGGAGAAAGAGTTCTGGTACCTACAGGACTGATTTTTGATTTAGATGAGACACAATCTTTAAGAATTCATCCACGTTCTGGTCTAGCTTGGAAACAAGGCATTACAGTAGCAAACTGTGAAGGCATTGTGGATGCAGACTACGTGCAACAAACATACGTTATGTTGCTCAATTCTTCTAGCGAACCTTTTCAGCTACGTGATGGAGATAGAGTCGCACAAGGAGAGATTGTGGCAAACAATAGAGTTTGGTTTGTAGAGGTAGATAAAGAGCCTACCGAAAAAACTGATCGGATTGGTGGTCTAGGTTCTACAGGAGTTCAGTAATGTATCAGACATCTTTTAAGTTTTATGATTTAGAGCCAGTACAGTTAGAGCTGGATTTTAAAATGCCCGAACATCTAGAACTCGATGTTAATATGGATACACACGTATGGAATGCATACTGGAACGACTTATCGTACAGTTTCAGTTATACTCTTCCTTCAGATGAGAACTGGAATCGACAACTAATATACTCATCCATCATGAACAACTATGACAAAACGTAATACGACATATTACTAAAAGTCATAAGTTTTTTTAAGAACATTACCATAAATCATGTATAAATATATGTGTGTCGCCTTAGGGGACACATAACAATAACCCTTGCTTAACAGGAGGTCAATATGACTTATATGCAAACACAGTACGATCCATTTACAACCGTGGGATTCGATAGAATCTTTGAACGCATCCAAGCGATGCATCAACCAACTGATAGAGGTACGCAAAAGTATCCGCCATATAATATCACGAAAGAGAGTGATACAACGTACATCGTTGAAATGGCAGTCGCTGGATTTACCGATGACTCCCTTGACATTCAAGTCAAAGAAGGTGTCTTAACAGTTGAAGGAAAGGTTGAGGACTCTACCGATAAAGAGTACATTCACAGAGGTATTGCGTCTCGGGCATTTACGAGAACATTTACACTTGCTGAAACAGTAATTGTAAAAGACGCAGGACTTGAGAATGGTATGCTTCGTATCTTGTTAGAGAACGTCATTCCAGAAGAACAAAAGCCTAAGAAAATTAAGATTGGGCAGAAACTTTATTCTGGAGAAAAGGAACTACTTCAAGAGTAGTGTAATTGGGGTGAGGCTTAGGTCTCACCCTTTAATCTTAAATTTTGTACAGGAGCCAAAAGCTGATGAATAAGGCAATCTCTTTTCTAAAGAGTTGCGATGGCACATTCTGCGATGCAGTTGCCCAATTCGCATTAAGTGGATTATGTGTCTTTGTAATAGCTACTTGCCTAAGTAGCATATCCTAAGAACTATTAACGGTCTGTAATGCGGAAGTCCTTCGACCTCCGCATTTTTACATTTATAAAAGGAGTAAAGTATGAGTATTGTGTTTTGGGTAATAGTAGCAATAGGCACTATCAGCGCAGTTGAAGGCAATTCCAAATTGAATAAACTGTGTCAGAAAGAGATAGATGAGGGCGTTTCTGCCACCATTAAAGAGTGTAAACAATATCAGTTTGATACGAGGATCAAAACAG